TTGCTCTAGTTCCGTAATCAGAGCCGTGGTTGTGATAAAGTGGAATGGCGGTGGTATATGGATTTCCGCTACGTTTGTAGCCTGTGAAACTTCCTCGCCTTTCTAGGCAGAAGGGGCACAGGAAGCGTAATCCGCCATTTGCGTTAGCAGTAGCCCGTACATCAATTATATAACGATCATTTTCTTCTTCATATTTGATTGGATTATTTTGTCTATAAAGTTGGTTTAGTAATGTATCGCTTAAATCTTCCATTTTTTTTTATATATTGATTAGATATTTATATTTCCATTTTCACGTCACCTTCATTAAATATTTTATAGTACACGAGAGAGTAGCGCTCACCTGTAAATGGTAATGTCTCATGATATTGCTTGCTTCCATTGAAACAAAACCACCTGTTTTTAATATCTATATCTTCATAAGAACCATCTTTATTATATATTCTTAATCCACCGCCAGTATAATCTCCAAGTCCAATTATGTAAGACACCCCTACATTATAACTATCTATATGTTTACAACATCTATGGTTTTTATTTATTTGAACACTTGTAAAAAAGAAATCAGGAATCTCGCATAGCCCCAACATAAAAGCCTCATAAAATAATTTATTATATTTTCCTGTTTTTGATGTACGGCTAATAGCATATGTTGGATACCCTAAATTCTGTGTATAATGGGGGTAATTCTTAATATACCCCATAACTACACCACGATTATTACCTTTTTTGTCTTCGGTAATATTACACCTAGATTGAATTTTAAATTGTAATTTGTTTATTTCATTAAAGACTATATTGTGTTGTTCGTTCATTTTTATTATATTAAACTATATTATATTATTCATGGATTACGTTATTGCTATACCCAGTTATAATCGTACAAACGAGATTACAATTAAAACATTAAAAACACTAAAAGAATGTGGTATACCCTCTAATAAAATACATGTTTTTGTCGCTAATCAAGAAGAGGAAAAGAAATATAAGGAAACGTTAGATAAAACAAGTTATGGAAAAATTGTTTTAGGTATAAAGGGAATAGTTCAACAAAGAATATTCATTTCAAACTACTTTCCAGAAGGTAAATATATAGTATCTTTAGATGATGATGTAGAAGGTGTATTTGAATTTACAGGAAAGCAAAATAAATTAGTAAAAATGATAAATTTAGATAGTTTTTTTAAACAAGCATTTGAAAGATTAGAAAAAGAAAATTTATATATATGGGGTGTATATCCTGTATATAATCCATATTTTATGTATGATAAAGTAACTACGGATTTACGTTTTTTAATTGGTGTTTTATATGGTTATATAAATAGACATAATCAAAAATTATACCCAACATTAGATTCGGTAAGTAAAGATGATTATCATCATACTATATTATATTATTTAAATGATGGAGGTGTAGTAAGATTTAATAATATAACAGCAAAAACAAAATTTGATGCTCCAGGTGGATTAGGTAATACGGGTAGATTTGAAAAAAGTGAAAAAGCCGCAGAGTTTTTAGCAAAAACATATCCAGAAATAGTTAAAAGAAAGCGTAGGAAAAGTGGAGAAGCAGAAATATCATTAAATAGATTTTATAAAAATAATTTAAAAGCGTAAAAATTGATTTAAAAAAAATTGATTTAAAAAAAAAATAATATATATATACATCATGGGGGATAACAAAGAAAAAGAAACAAAAAAAGAATATTTTAAAAGGTATAATAAAATGTATTATGAGAATAATAAAGAAACCAAAAAAGAATATAATAAAATGTATAATGAGAATAATAAAGAATATTTGATAGAGTATAGGAAAGCGTATTATAAGGAAAATAGGGATTTGATTCTAGAAAAAAATAAAGCATACCAAGAAAATAAAAAGGAGCAAACTATATGTGAATGTGGTTGTGTTGTGACAAAAAATCATATTTCAAGACACAAAAAATCAAAAAAACATATTAATCTATTAATTGAAATTTGTAATAATTAATTTTAAAAAATTGATTTAAAAAAAATATATATATATAATATATATTATGGGGGAAGGGACAGAAAAATATGATTTTATAAAATTTACATGCCCACAATTAAATAGAAAATGGAACGCTAATAAAGATAGTGGTATGGGTGGCTGGGATAAACTATTCAAATTACCCAAATGGAAAAACGGTGATAAGCTACATCCTAATGATGTTTATGAACATTTGTGTAATGAAAATCATAAAGTTAATTGTGTGCTTACTGGTGAAGTTAATAATATTACTGTATTTGATTTTGATGTAGGCGATGAATATTATAAATGTATTGAACAATATCCAGAATTAAAAGACGCATATACAATTAAAACAAATAAAGGCTATCATATATATTGTAAATATAATCCTGACTACAAAACTACTGCTAATAAACAGATAGGAATTGATATTAGAAATGATAGTGCTTTTGTATTTGGTCAAGGAACTAAGACAGAATTTGATACTTGTTATGAGTTTTATTGTGGTGATAAAATTGATATTGAAATGCCTTATGAATTTTATAAACTCATAGTACCAAATGATATTATTAAATCTAAACCTAATAAAAAGGAAAAGATTATGTGTAAGCCATTACCATTATCTAATACTGATGAAATCCCGATTGATGACAAAATTCTGTTACAATATTGTGAATGTATTGATATTGCTGATGTAGATAATTATAATACTTGGGTTAAATTAATATGGTCCCTACATGGACATAAAGAAGTTGCTAGAAAGTTAAGTAGAATGGGAAATAATTTTCAAGAAGAATCATTTCAAAAAACGTATGAGAATTATAAAGAAAGAGGTTTAACAATTAAAACGTTCTATGAGTTTGCTAAGAAAGGGAACCGTAATAAGTATTTTGATATATTAAACAATGATCCAAATAAAAAAGAAATTGAAAAAATTAATGAGATTAACGTAGAACTATGGACAAATGGAGAAGATATTGATATAGGCGATGATTTATTTCAATTGTTTGGAGATGATTTTATTTACATTTACAAGCAACTTTATTTTTGGAATTCTGATGTTAATAAGTGGGTTAACGATGAAGATAAAGAATATATACTTAATTATATTATTAATAAAATAACAGAGGCTTACGATAAGTATCTTACAAGCAAAGATTATTTTAATATTATGAAAAATGGTGATGATATAAGTAAAAAATTACAAGACGTATGGAAAAAGTCTAAAAAACTAAAACAAATGAAAAATATCAAACCTATTCGTGAAAGGTTTATTAATAGATTAATTAATCGGTTTGATAAAATAGAATTTGACATGAATCCTTATTTAATCGCTTTTGATAATACAGTTTATGATTTTGAAACAAAGTTATTTAGAACAGCAGAAAAAACAGATTATATTTCTATGAATACAAATTATAATTATGAGCCACCTACAACAGAACAGAAAAAAACTATTAAAGAAATTATTGAAAGTATCTTTCCTGATGAAGAACATAGAAAATGTTATATGAGTGTGCTATATAACGCTCTAATTGGTATATGCCCTGAAAAGTTTATTATTGCTAATGGATCGGGACGAAACGGTAAAGGTGTATTAAATGATTTAACATTATCTTTACTAGGTGATTATGGTTACAAAGGCAACAGTGATACTCTTATTGAAAAACTTAAAACGGGTGCTAATCCTGAAGTAGCAAAATTAGATAAAATTAGATTTGCTTTGTTTAGTGAGCCTGATATTAGACATCAATTAAACACAGCTACTATTAAACAATTATCAGGCGGTGGTGAAATTAATGCTCGTGACTTATATTCTAGTAAAACAAAAACTATTCTTAATGCTGTTATTGTGTTAGAAGCCAACGCCAAACCTCAATTAAATGGTACTGATTCTAATAGTGATGCTTTAAGAGAACGTATAGTAGATGTTATTTTCAATTCTAGGTTTATCGCTCAAACTGATGATGAAGTAGATGTTAGTAATAATATTTTTAAACAAGACCCTAGATTTAAAGAACATTCATTTCAGCGAGAGCATAGATGTGCTTTATTTGATTATATCGCTAATTATGAAGGTGTGGATAAAATTTATGTATCTACTGCTGCTAAAAATGATTCTTGTAAGTATTTGTTAGGTGGTGATGTTGTTTATACTTTTGTAAATGAATTGATTGAACCAGTTGATGATAAAGATAGTGTTGTACGTATTATTGATTTATATGAGGCTTTTAAAAATAGTGAATGTTATGTTAATATGGAAAGGGTGGAAAAAAGAAAATACGGTAAAAATTTCTTTACAAATGAAGTACAAAAACATATTCATTTTCGTAAGTTTTATAAAGATATTTATCAAGGTTTAGAATGTAAAAATAGGTATGGTGCTATACAAATTCGTACTGTATTAACTAATTTCAAAATGGTTGATGAAAATTAATAAAGTTAATTTAATGAAAAATGCAAAAATGCAAATCTTGTCATTTTTTGGAAAACTTTATTATTTCTAGTCTTTTTAGTTTCAGATAGTTTTCTATTTTTTGACAAGATTTGCATTTTTGCATTTTTCATTTATTTTTGACGGTAGCTTTTTTTTCATTTATTTTTCTTTTGTTTTAATTATTATAATAATATTACTATTATTATATTATTTCCTACCCCAATAGAAGAAAATATATATATATATATATATATATTAAATTTATAATCAAAGTAAGAGAGAAAGAAATAAAAAAGTATACAAAAATAAAATGTTTAGACATATAAATGTCAAAAAAAAAGCCTGATACGACTGTTTTAGAACCTGAAAAACCTGATGAAGAACCTGAAGAAGATGATGGCGATTTGGAAGTGGTAGAAGAAATACCCCATGTTAAGGGTTTAAAAAAAAATGGTCAGCCTAGGAAACAGATGAGCGATGAGGTCAAAGCACGAAATGTAGCGAATCTAGCACTTGCTAGAGAGAAAGCCAGATTATTAAAGAAATCTCAATCTGCTGTCACAGAAAAAGAGAAAGCAGATGCCAAAGAAAAAAAAAATGCTCAGAATGAAGCAAAAAAGAAAGAAAAGGCAGACCTTAAAGCAAAACAAGATGAACAAATTCAAGAATATGAAAAGCAAGAGCATGATGCGAAGGTTAAGAAAATAGAAGAAGTTAAACCCGTGCCTACAAAAAAAAAGAAAAAAGCTGTTATAGTGGTCGAGCAGGACGAATCCGAAAGCGAGGTTGAAGAAATCGTAGTTAAAACGAGAAAAACAAAAAAACAACCACCAGCACCACCACCAGCACCACCACCGACAGTACCGCCTGTACCAGTTCCTACCGCCTATACAGAACAAGAAATTGCTAAATTAAAAAAACAAAAGCTAGCTTTTGAAAAACAGCAAAAAAAAGAAGCACTATTGATGGCAGCAATTTTTCATTAAAATTGAACTTAAATACATACTTAAATACAAAATGATACAATATAATACTAATAAGATGTCCAAATACCAAAAGTCCATCATCTACAAAATCTACGATAATACAAACGGTAATGTGTATTATGGTAGTACATATAATTTGCTGAGGGTTAGAATTCAAGGTCATAGAGATGATGCAAAAATTGATACTAAAAATTGTGCGTCTAAACAAATTATACTAAATGGTAATTATAGTTATAGTATGGTTGAACCATATCCATGTAATTCTAAACAAGAACTACATACACGAGAGCGGTATTGGATAGAGAACTTTGATTGTGTTAATAAAGTTGTGCCTGGTCGAACAAGAAAAGAATATTACCAAGACAATAAAGAGCAAATTTTAGAGTACAGCGGAGAGCATTATACAAAAAATAAAGAAGAAATTTGCAGGAAAAGTACAGAGTACAATGCCAAAAATAAAGAAGAAATTAGCAAGAAAAGATCATCAAAAATTGTATGTGAATGCGGGACTGAAATTAGCAAACGCAATATAGCGGCACACCGCAAATCCGCAAAACACATTAAACTTATGACTTTAATTTGTCCTCCTTGTCCTCCATAATAGGTACAACATCCATGCGTTTCATTCTTGGTTTTTTCTTACATTTACACTCTGCCTCTTGCGATGGAAAGACTAAATATG